GCGTTGCTGTAATAACTCAAGAGCTTGGTTCTCAAGAATAAACTTCTTAAAGTTATCCCAATCACCGCATACGTAGTTTTCTTTTAAAGTTTTAATAATCGTACCACTATCAGTGCGTAGTGTTTCAGCACCAATGTCATTACAAGTATTTAACATAGCTTCCTCTAAGCGATTCATCTGCTCTTTGAAAACACTGTCTTCTTGCTCATATTTTCTAGCCAGCTTCTCTCGTTGTAATCTTAATGCGAGATAGGCTTTGACTAGAGAATCTGCTTTAATATCACTCATCTTCAATCACCTCTCTATATAAATCAACTAATTGAGTATGCGCATCTACCTTACCCTGTAGCATGGCATACAGCCTTCTTTCAACGTCTGAACCTTGCAGGTGAACTACTGTCATTTTGTTCTTTTGCCCTACGCGATCAATACGAGCAATACATTGTAAATAAACTTCAACACTTAAAACAGGCGACCAAAAGACAACCGTGTCTGCCCTAGTTAAAGTTACACCATGTGATGCTGACTGAGGTTGTATAACAAGAACCCTCGGGTCATCAGCCGTTTGAAACTCTTTAATAATACGCGTGCGATTAGTAGCACTTACACTACCATTAATAATAGCGTTTGAAATACCCTGTTTATCTAAGTGGTTAGCGACAATATTTATCGTGTGTCTAAAGGGTACAAAGATTAATATCTTGTGTTCTGTTTGATCTATTACTTCTTGTAGTGCTTTAAGTCGTGGGGCAATATCAAAGTCTACAACTTTTTTATCGTCAGTGTAGACTGCGCCACCCGAGATTTGTAGGAGTTTACTCATGTTAGCTGCCGCGTTCACCGACGTAATCTCTTGACCTGCGGCTTCAATCAAGAACTCTTTCTTCAATTCTTTATAAAACTTCTCTACTTGTTTTGATAGTGGAACCTCTCGTGTCTGATACACAACTTCAGGTAAATCCAGACAATCGTTTTTAGCAAACCGAATCGCCGGTTGTAATACTTGAAAGACTTTAGATTTGCTATCTGGCTTAGGTAGCCACTTGAATCGTGTGAGTTGAAACATAACCATATCGCGCCACGCAGTTGAAAATTTAGGCACTCGATGTGGACAGACTAAACGTGCAAGACCATAAGCATCTACTGGTGATTGTGATGCCGGTGTCCCTGTCAACATCCACAATCTTGTTGTAGGTTCTAAAATACTATTAAGTGTTTTCCATCGGGTTGTCGAAACAGACTTGTATGCATTAGCCTCATCAACAACAATCAAATCAAACTTAGCTTTTTTAATATCATCTTTGACAATAGCAACACCATCATAGTTAATAATAACAAACTCATATTGAGGATTACTAATAACGACTCTCCGATCATCAGGTCTACCATAAGCAACTCCTGGTATTCTATGAATACATGTATTGTAAATATCGTTTTTCCAGGCCGATGTCATGATTGAAAGTGGACATATAATCAATACTCGCTTGATTTTACCCTCATTCATCAAGTAATCAGAAGCCCATAACACTGATGAAGTCTTGCCCGTGCCTGCCTCGTTGAAACAAAAAGCTCGAGGGCGGATCGATAAAAACTCAGAGGTTTCTTTTTGATGGGCGTACGGGGTAAAACGTCCTGTCCATTTATAGTCGCGGGAAATAGGTGAGGGCACCGGTTTCTTGAATCGAATCAATGAGTTAAGTTTGGTCACTTCATCAAGTCCCCAATGTATAAGAACTTCTGATGCTCCCTCTTGACTAGAAATAATTTTAGATTTTTTTATTTCTTCTGTAATTTTTTTAGCGTTAGCAGGTAACACGCTTATTTGCAACGCATGGTTATCAATAATCTTCATACCTCTCCTATAAAGATTAAAGTTTACTTTAAGACTTTTAATTAGTCAAGTGTTATTTGATTTATTTCTTAGATTTCTTTCGTTCACGTTTACTTGTTTCTGATACAAGCTTACCACTTGATGAACGTTTGAATGAACGGTTTTTAGATTTAGACTGGATAGTCACGCCGTGCTTGTTGCTACCACCTTTAGAAAAAGCTTTGCGGTGTGCTACATCTTTTCCTTCCCGCGCATCTGCTTTACCATTACCGTTTTTATCAGGCAATTTTTTATCTAATGCACGACGAGCACGCTGGCGCTCCATGCGCTTGGCATGTTCACCTCTAGCTTTCTGTTGTTGGTATTCTTTCTTGTGGGGTCTAGGTTTATTTACATAGGGCATTTTTTGCTACCTCGCTACACCAAAATATAAATTCGTTAATCTTCATATTGCCTCTGAACGAATTAATCGCCCTACAGACAATCTGTATATTATCATAATTATACTCTTTTCCTGCGTTAATTCTATCGATACTAGCGTTAGTAAGAATGATTTCTCCTCGCTTATGATAGCACGTCAGCTCTACTCCTGACAACGCACACTTATAATCTTGTTCTGCTGTCTTGCCTATTAATTCGGCAACTGTTAAGCTGTGTTCTTTCTTAGTTGATAGTAAATGTTTGTAGTATTTTCCCCAATTGTGATTGTCCCTTTCATATCTTTGGTTCACTCTGTGAATACTATTACATTCAGGAGAGCAATTAATATGATTCGGCTGACGAGTCTTAAAGGGTGTATTACATATCACACAAACTCTTTGATACATTATTTCCTCGGTTTATAAAACTCACAAGTATCAACAGGACACCATCCACACAGAGGCGTGGGGTTAGGCGTCCACACATCATCTTTAAATGATAGCGATAATCTATCTAATGCCTGTTCAAACTTCTTCCATGACTGATGAATTGTTTGCCTAGTATACGACTCCTGAACAAAACTATTTTTTAATATAAAGAGTAAACCTGCTTTAATATTGTTGACGTTAGGAAAATGTGCGAACAACATCAAGGCCATGAGTCGTAACTGTTTAGGATCAGGATACTTATTGCTTCCGGTCTTGTAGTCTACGACGTAGGCGTTCTCTCCGTCAATAATAACTAAATCCGCAATGCCTCGAACCCATCTATCATCTGAATCAAAGTCACAAGGTTTAAAGTTTTTGTCTAGTGCCATCTTATATTCGGGGAGTTTTTCGCCCGGTATGGCAATCAAAGTATCTACTACTTTTTGAAAGCGCTGATAATTTTTGGCTAGGGGTTTATTGTCTCTTACATACAGTTCTAAAGCTTCATGCACTTCTTTACCATAAATGGTTTGAGGAGTATCAGTAAATTCGTAGTTCTGTAATACTCTTATTTCGTGGTACTTTTTTGGGCAATTCTCATACTCTTTTAGGGAGGAGTAACTCCACGTAAAGTCTACCATTATCTACCTTGTCCTCTATATTTTTTAAATGAGCGTTTTTGGTCTTTGCTCATTGTACTTGTCTTCGCTTTACGGCCACCCTGACATGTCCGTTTGTGTATTGGTTCGCGTGCTCTCTCAGTCTGTTTTACTTTTGCCATTAATGTGTCACCGTCTCCCACGTGCCGTTTGGATAGGGCACAAAAAATTTTTCTTTTAAATCAGTCGGTAAATGAATATAGTCTCTATGTTGACAAATACTATCATGCTCGGGGTAATAAGTTCTAACATAAGCCTCTGCATCATGGCAATTTATAAACGTGCCTATATACTGAGGCTCATTATTTATATAAATAGCTAATATATAATCTATCATAGCTTATACTCCTAGTTTAAGTTTTTCTATTTCACCTAATAAATCCTTTCTTATACACCTGTATCCATTATAAGTTTCTTTGCCTCTATAATTACTATCATAGTATATTTCTGCAAGCTGGCAATTTCCAAAACTACCTACATATTTTTGTTCGGGGCCGAAGTCGCCCATTAAACTAACAATTAAGACAAACTCAATCATAATTCTTTCCCACAAGTCTCACACAGCACAGGCTGTCCTTCTGTTCTTCGCTGTTTATAATCGCAATCTTTACAGCGCATACCGAATATCCGATCATATCCATCGCTATACAACTCTTCATTTGTTGGCCTTTGTCGGCTTCCTTTTCCGCCATCGCCCATCGCGCCACTCCTTTACTAATGAATGAAAATCTAGTTTAGTCTTATCTTCTGCAAATTGCAAGGTTAACAAATATCGTGTGCCCTCAAAGTTATATATCGAGTGCTCTACTTGATTGTTGAAAAAATAGTAAACCCCGCGTTCATAGTTAAGTTCATGAAACTTTCCTGTGATTGCACCCTCTTTTTTAGGGTCTCTAAATATACAATGACTCTGCGCATGATTAATTAACATGTTAACACAGACGCCTCGGTTATCATCAACATGCCAATCATAAAAAGTATTCGGTTGCATCCTAACTACCCCTGCCTCAAATCTGTGAGCTTTGTAGAGCTGACGTAAGAATGGATCGACTTTACGCAAAACCTCTTGTTCAATATATAGCAACTCAAAGTTATAGTATTTCACCCAGTCAATATCCTTTGCCATTTGGCAAGCAAGATAAAGTTTTGTAGTAAACTCTGATTGATAGGGAAGTTCAAAATAACAATCTGATGATTTAACAGTCTCCGTAGTTACTTGCATAGTCCCCCTCACATGTCACTGGCAATCCTTTAGCCCACTCCGGCGCCGTGCTCATTTCGTTTTTAATAAAATCTAAAGCTGTATCTGCGTCCTTTTCAGGCACAACATAGACAAGGGCGTCATGCACAGTTAATACAGGTGCATAGCTTCGCGCAATGTCACACATTTGATCTCCAATAACAATACGCGCTAAAGCTTGGACAATATTCTCAACGACTGCCCCACCCCAGATTTTTATTGTTCCTCGTCTGGAATTGTATGTGTAGTCTCCATCATTTAATTTTAAATTAGGGTAATGTATGTATAGATTGTTGGGTAGTTTGAGACCTTCCGGCGTAACTAAGATAGCTTTGCGGTCATCTAAATAATAAGGAAGTTTGTCGGCAGGCCATGATGCCATGTCTGATAATGCTCGATCACATTCTTGCCAAAGTTTTACGACCTCGTGGTTGACTTCTCGATAAAGTCTCACTAGCCGTTCGGATTCTTGGTCTGACATATCTTGTCCCGCATTGAGTTTCAATACGTTTTGTAGTTTACGCCACCCTGTGCCATAGCCTAATCCTAATATACAAGTTTTACCCACGGCTCGTTCTGCTTTAGTAATATCATTACGGTTATAAACGCGTCTTGCAAAGTTCACATACACATCCTCGCCGTTAGCAAATTGTTGCAACACGTCATGCTGTCCTGCTAACCATACCAATACCCTTGCTTCAATCTGAGATGAGTCTACGTTTATAACGACATGCTCTTCAGGCGCGATGATTGCTTGTTTCAAAGCTTTCTTTTTGACGTCACGACTAGGTAAGTTTTGGAAGTTAACTTTGTCTACGCCTGCCCATCGCCCTGTATGCGCCCCATAATACTTGAGTGGTATAGGTAGATACCCATTGTTTCTTTCTGCTATTTGGATGAACCGTTCAATGCGAGATTCTTCTATGGTAGATTTAGTGCCGAGTCGAACAGCACAGAGGTCTTGTATGAATGGGTTTTCGTGTTCGCAAAGGGCTAAGAACCCCTCGTCGCTTTTGGATAGTGCAAAAGTTTGTTTCCCTGTTGTTGGGCTTTCTTTCATAGGCACGACTGCGCCATGCTCTTCGAGAAGTTTAGCAAACTGTTGATTGCTTGCTAGTACTTTACGCACCTCTTCTTTTGTTTCTACATTAAGCCGAGCCTGTAAACTTGAAAGCATGTTTGACTTTTCTTCTTTAATCTCAATAAGTCTCTGCTGTAAAAGTTCTCGATTAAGTTTTAATTTTGGTTCAATGAACATACGAAGTGTGGCATCAATAAGCATCCACTCTTTACTGCCTTTAAACTTCTTTTCTAGAATCTTAAATAAGTCGTAGGTAAGCTTAACGTCATTCTTGCAGTATAGTCCGTATTGTTTAAGCTGATAGTCTTGGAAGTCCTCGAGTCGTTTACCTTTAGCGTCAAGCACCTCTGTGCCTTTCTCTCCTAGTTTGTAACGTTCAGCCAATGCTTTAAGTGAGCCTCCTGCATCTACACCATGCAAGGCGCGTGCCAAACATAACGTATCAAGATAAGCACTAGCGGTGAACCCAAAGTGCCATTTAATAATTGCGCCATCAAACATGGTGTTGTGACAAAGCAAGAGGCTATTTTGCCAATCAATTGAGGCAAGCACTTTTGATACCTGTTCCTCACCGACATAGAACTTGACGTCGCCGTCGTTAATTTTAATACCCATACCTATAACCTGGAATCGTGGGTCGTTGATGTATTCTTCAGTAGTTAATCGATTGAGACCATAGCCTGTGTCATAGAATGTTTCAAAGTCAATCGTTATTAGATTTGCCACTCTTGTCCTTTCTCTGTTCTTGTTTGCAATATCCTTGCATATTAAACTCCCCTAGTTTGCTTCTATATCCACAATACCACTTCCCCCCACAATTAAATTTAGCAGAGTCTCCACATTTATGACATATTGCTTTACCGATTTTTAGCATGTTTGAATCTTTTAAGCCTTTCTTTCGCATGTTTTTTTATATCTTTTTTAGTAGAGTCGGAGGCAGAAAGCCAAACTTCAAGATCATCATATGTCCTGCCACAAGCTTGGCATACTTGCTCTCCCTCGAATGATTCGTAACGACAATAGTTTTTGCATGGTGATTTGGTTGTCATAGTTTGTTAGCATACAACTGATGCTCATCCCTACATTCAATAGAACACCAACGCCGTCCATCTTTTTCTTTAATAGGTGAATCACACCAAATACATTTACCTGTATCGTTCTCAGGCGTATCAGTATTAATAGAGTCAAGCTTCCGTTTTAATTGATGCTCTACCTCGTCGTTAGCTAAATCAGCTTCGTCCGCCACTTAAACCTCCTAGGTTTGTAGCCCACGGGCTAAGTTTACGTATTTGTTTCTGAGATAGTACGGCGGGTAATTTAATTCTTCCTTGCTTCTCATAGCTTTCCAACACTGACACAGAAACTCCTGCGTATTGAGCTACCCTTGCTCTTGAAGTATTAGGATTATCTTTCATAAATTTATTCGCACGATCTATAAACTCTTGTTGCATTGCTTCGCTGTAATTGCTTCTTGGCATCTCATTCCTTTCTTAAAAAAGTGGTTCGCCGTATTTGGCCGTAAATTCTTCATGGCTCAATTCGGTAGATAGTTGTTCAGTTAGAATAGTTTTAATGGTACAGTCAGGCTTATCTTTAATAAACCATTCTGCGTCGCGTTTGTGATAAAACTTTCGTAAGGGTTCTTGTTCTAAATCTAGTATTATAAACTGTTTAGTCTTCACAATGTCCACCGACACAGTATTTACCATTCAATATTTCGTCGGCTAAATCTTCGGAAACAATCCTCCGTTCTGCGTCGTCGATATGTTGCTCGATCTCTTTTAGTTCATCTGATTGTAATAGTATGTTGATTTCATCAACTATGCCTTGGGCGTCCTCAACATGGGTGTCGCCTAGTCTGTGCTGATTGAGTAATCTTATGTGGTCTAATAATAAACTCCGAGTTCTTCTGAATAAATCTTTACTCATTGTCTTCTCTCACTTTCTTTCTAAGTTTTTGTAAATAATAATCGGCTTTGTCTAGGTCTTCAACGCCATTCTTTCGTGCGAACCTCCACACATACTTAATAACATTGGCAACACAAACTGCAACAATGCCAACTAATCCAATAGTTGCTGACTCAATAGCGTCAATACACTCGACCTTGCCTTGAGTGTAATGTGCCGGTCTGTTTACGTTATCATTTTTCATAATTAATCTTTTGCTTGCCTGTGACATAATACTCTAGCATATCTACATTTGTTTCGTCAATCAATAACGATACGCCCCCTTGCACAGATATATCTCTTAGGTGTTTCTGTTGCAAGGCAGTAGGCTTGTTGCCGTTAGCTTTGCATTCAATACCAAAAAACTTTCCTTTGTAACATGCGATAATATCAGGGACGCCACTAGAACCATAGCCACCTGTGGAGGCATAGAAATAGTATGCCCCCAATTTTTTCAGAATGCCACAAACTTTAACTTTGACTTTCTTCTCAGGTGTTGCCATTACGACTCCAAAGGTGGTAGGTCGACTTCATTTCCTGCAGGAAGTATCTCAGGCAATTCTTGGTATTCCTCAATGCTCACGTCTGCAATATCAGGCAGGGCATAAGGCGTGTGAGATAGGTCTGCAACGTCGGCCTCAACACTCTCTTGAAGTGGAGGTAAGTCAGCTACTTGAAGTTCTTCAACAGGAGTCACTTCGGGTAAGGGCGTATCAAAGTTTGTGAAATAGTTTTCGTTCTCGACCACAGATGTCCTGTGGCCGTTTGTTGATAAATAAAGCATAGTCCCTGCGATACCTACCAAAACTACACCTGCTATTACTTTGGTTCTTGCTACTCTTTCTTCGTTCATAATAATCCTCTCTTAAAGTTAATAAAATACTACTCAGTTTCTGACTCTTCAACTACCTCGACCTCAATGCTCTTGAGTTCTTGTTGGTCAATGAGCCAATCCTTAAAATCGTTGAATGCTACTTCAGGGTCTACCTCCTTATGCCAGAGCAGTTCGAGTATCCCAGACATGCCTCCAATGACTGCGAGTAGGTCGTGCCTATCTGCTTCCCATATATTAACAGGACAACCATAGTAAGCATAAATATCATTCTCCGTATAATCAATCTGTTTCCTTTCACTCATGTTAATCTCCTAAATTTTATAGATAACTTCGTCTTCATCCAACTCTCGCACTTCACACATTTGATCTGCCAACGCACGTTTCAAATGTGCCAAGTGAAAGTTTGGGTGTGTTCCCTCCACGACAAATTGTCTTCCTACTACTTTAAGTCGTGGCGTTTGAGAAGCGAGCCTCTTCGCATCTCGTTGGTCTTTCTTTGTTATAGATGTCATTGTAAATCTCCATAGGTTGAATACAATCGTGGTAGGTATGATTCTCTGCATAGTTCTGATCGTTCCCCCACGTCCAAGTTACAACGATCTCGCCCTCGTAGTATGCGTCACCTGAATTAAACTCAGTCTCCTCATACATTTGCGATTCGTCCCAATCAATCATATAGTCTGCCCACCCGTCCTTATAATACCAATCGAATCGGATTTTCTCGGCCTCGTTCTTGCACCACTCGGCGACCATTGATTTAGTTAGTTTCTTTAGTTTCATATCACTCATAGCCTAACATCCTCCTATATTTTTCTTCCATTAAAAGATCACCGGTTTCCTCGTAGTAATATAGCAACGCCTCGTCCTCGAGTCCTTTCATCTCAGTTGGCGTGATGTAGTCCAAGTCAACACTATCGTTCATTGTGCCTATGTGGACTACCTTTGCTTTATGTCTATCGAGGTCTCGATTGTAGTATACGTCAGCCGAAATATACCATGTTGTGTTGTAGTCATCATCTATGTCTTGCTCGAATTCCACATCCTGTTTAATAAGTTTGTACGTCCAAACCTCACCCCCGTATTCAACTTTTAAACATGGTGGCCGGTCTTTAAGTCTACTCATGTTTTTCCTCCTCTAATTGACGTTCCCACTCCTCTTCTTCGTTACGTTCTGCCTCTGCCCCATCAAGGAAGTGTTCAATGTCTTTGATATATAAATGACTAATATCTAATTCTTCTTCCTCATGAAAAGCGTGGTCATCATAGTCTACCCATACAGCTTTAATAACTGTCTCGTATCTATCAATGTGTTTGCGTCCCATTTAATTCTCCTCTATCATGTCGTGAGGTATTCCCTCAACAAAGTCACTTAAATCTAAATGGTGCGACACCTTAAAAAGCTTAACTGTGCCATCATCATTTAAAATCTCATTACCCTCTTCATCTAAGCCATATAGATTTAGATTATAGATTCCAAAGTCAAAAGGTTTTTCAGGCGTTTTCAATTTAATTCTCCTCTGCTGTAATTTCAACGTCAATCGGTTCGCCCCATGTCATATGGTTTTGCACTCGGTCAATCGCGTCATCACGATCATGTGCCATAACGACTAAAGGTTCATACTCTTGTTTAACGTAAACAATAAACTCTTTCATTTTACTCATCTGTTTTCCTTTCTTTATATGTTTCAATTGAATACAAGTCTTCATCACATTCCTCACAATAAGCGAAGTATCCGTCTGAAATAAGTCCCTCTTGTTGAGATACATGACTCCCACATTTTGCACACAATAGATTAGTGTCACTCATCTCTACTCTCCTTTATTTAAAAATCGTACGCTGTTAGTTTTTCCCAAACCTCAATGAATTTGTTAAGCCATTCTTTTTGTTCATCTGTTAAGGCATGACCTGACGCTAATAAATCGTCTGCACTCATTAATGGTAAGGCGTGTTTAGAGCAATAATCTGTAAATACTTCACTTAAAAAGTCAAATTTATCCATCATTATCTATCCCTCCTCTCTATTTAAAACTTTTCTTTTTTTGTGGACGCTTACTATATCCCACGAGTAAGCGTAGTAATCTTCCGTCGGGTTTGTCTCTTCGTTGTACCACATGTCTTTGTATTTCTCATGAGCCTCTTGGGCATTGTCTGCCTCAATCACTTCATCATAATATGATGTAATCTTAATTCTTACTTTGAATTCACTCATTCCCCATACCCCTTTCTCTCTAGTTCTTTGTCAATGTCTTCAAAAATCATACTTAAAGTTTCGTCTGAAATAACGTCACTACCTAACGTAAAACTAATAACTGCGTCTTCATGTCTAAGAACAATCGGCAATTGTATTTCAAGGTCATAATCATAATCCATCTTTATTTCTCCTTATAAAATTGTTTAAAATCATCATCATTAAATGGTGGTGACATTGAACGTGAAAATGTAAATGCCCCTATTTCATCATAACCATGCTGTACAATGGTCATATCTATTGTGATTTCTTCAATATTATTTTCTTCATCATAAGCAATTGCCTCATCTACTTTAAATCTTACTATTTCATGGTCATCACCAAATATTGCTTCTGCCTTTCTTTTGGTAGCCCATTCTGCAAATTTATATTTATCTTTAGACTGTAAATAAGTCATTTTTATTTCTCCTTATTATTTGATTTCTTCCGTCTCTAAATATTGTTCTTCTAAAAGTTCCAAACTAGATTCCTTAACCTCGTTTAGATTTTTAAAATCGCTTAAATCTAAATCCAGATCATGAAAATCTGTATAGTTTTTAAATGCTTCGTCTGCATTCTTTGCTGTAGTTTCATACTCAACAGTTTGGAAATAAATTTTATTAGTTATAATGTTAAATTTAGGCATATTTATTTCTCCCCTCATTTCCATTCAATAGGATAGGGAACGCCTGTCTCTTCGTTATGTTTATATATCTCATGCAATTCATCCTCTAGTTGTTGTTGTTCCTCTAATGTATATGCACAATGTGGAATCCACCTTAACCATCCTCCATCATCAGACAAGGTAAAATCCCTGTCTCCAAACCATACACATTCTCTTTCAAAATCAAATTCTTCTTTCAATTTGCTCTCCCTGTAAATATTTCATCCTCTTCTAGTTCATAAACATCAGCGATAATCTCGGCGTCATTGAGTGCCTCAACGATTTGGTCGAAAGGCTCGACGCTAAGATCAGCGCTGTCCGTTACTATAATTAAAAACTTCTTTGCTTTTATTTTGTTGGTCATGTCATTATCCTTTGAGACCTGTTACCTGAGCGTGGGTAGGATGTCCTCCTTGCCCTTTGCGTCCATTATGTTCAACGCCCCTGCCCCATTGCCCTCGTCATCTCGTTGGACAATAAAGTCAGAGCCGTCCTCGAACCACACAACAATCCCTCTCTCAAACCACCCCATGTCTCGCGCCTCATCAGCAGTTTGATACCTTGCATCCTTAATGCGCTTACCTACGAGAAAGTCCCTTACCTTGCCATCCCAATACTCTGTTATTTCTGCCTCACTCATCTCACTCATGCTACGTCCTCCTCTTCTTCTTCTTCGTAATCTTCAGGCGTTAGATAGTGGGTATCAATCATCTCATTTAGCGCGCTATCTTCTGTGCCGTTTAAAACCCCCTCTCTGATTTCCTCATGTTCAAAGTATGAGTCACCATCAAAGGTATCGTATACTCCTCCGAACCCCATTCCTCCCTCGAAGTATGTCATGTGGAATGAGAGTTCTTGCCGTTTATATTTCTCTTCACAGTAGCGTAACCATTCGATTGGTGGTGACCACGCTGTATCAAAGTCAAACTCAATCTCATACTCTCTGTACTTATCATTGGCTTCACACGTTAAGTCCCCTTGTATGTCGTCACTCCGAACGTCCCACTTCGTTCCCCAATTTTCTACGCGCCAATACCACCACGCTCTACCTTTGTCCTCTTTCTCACCTTTCCAATTATGGACGTCTATCTTCTCGTAGTCAGGCTCAGGATACAGCAGTCCGAAAAGCCCCACGTTAGTATAGTGACCTTTGTCGTCTTTTTCGGCTTCTGTTTCTAGGTGTGTCTTAATCTTTCTATATAACAGTTTGCTGTTTGTTTTAATACTTATAGAATTGTTGCACCAATTAGGCATGTTGTTCTCCTTGTAAATATTGTTCATGCTCGTCTTTGTGGTGTTGCCTACAATAGTCTGCAACGCCCCTCTCATATCCACAAGAGTAATCGTAATCAAACTCAGACCACTCTTGTAAAATCTCTAGTTCATACGGATAGCCGTTGAACCCTCTGTCATAACCTATCTCGTAGATTAATAGTTTAATCTTTGCTCTCTCTGATTTAGTCATTTATAAATGTCCTCTATGTAGTCATAGTCATCCGAGTCGCCTAGTTCATAAAGTCTGAGTAATTCTTCTTCCATCCCAAACTTACGCTCTAGTCTTTCTCGTGCTTGGTATTCCTGTTCTTCGTCCCATCTTTCTGCAAATTCATTAAACATCTAGTTCTCCTTTATTAAAAAAATATTTTCCGTTTCGGCCGACCACTTGTTGTATCACAGGAAACTTACTTTTCTGTGCGTTGTAAGTCTTCTCGTTTTTATAGTCCCAACAAAGTGAGAGTTTCCGTAATGACTCGGTTGGACTAATGAGTTGCCCTTTCACAAAGTCAATCAGTTTATTCTCGGTTGCCATAGCCGTTTCAGGTATGGCTTCTATAACAAACCATTCTTGTTCATAGTCATCAAATGTTGCTATGGTTGATAGTTCTAAGTTCTTCATGTTTCTCATCTCCTTAAGTCTTTCGTTGACATTCATTAAATTTAACTACTGTTCTAACATAGTCATGCGATATGTTCATCTTGTCCTCATAATCTTTGAATCCCATTTTCTCTAGCCTTTCCATGTCAGTATAGTCATTGTTCGGCATTTGTTCTTTTACCTTGTCATACTCGGTCTTTAAATGTGGCTCAGAAAACTCCATATCAACATAACCCCCATCTGCCATAGCAATTTCACACAATCCGTCAATCACAAAATACATATCGGTGTCATTGGTCATTCCTTTGAACAGAGGTGCGAGTAGTTCATGTTGTTCGATAGGAATTAAGGCATAATCGCCATTAATATCTATGTCCACCCACTTGTGTTCGGTCGTAATAAACGCGTATTCAGTCTTGCCCTCTTTATTCCGACTATATATTTCAAAGTCCCAACATGACCATTTGTATGGTCTGATTTGTGTTTCTCTTTGTTGGCTCATTATGCATTCTCCTCTCGTTCTACCTCTCGAGTAGTGTAGATGGTATTGTCAAGTTCCTCGAGGGCGTCCACGCACCCATCAAAGTCAAGACCACTATATTTTGTCGCGTCATACTCGTCTCGCATATCGAGATGTTCGATTTGGTCAAGCAGTTTATTGATTCGGATTCTTTCCAAAAAAATGTCAGTTAATGAAATGAACCCATCAGGTTGTCTTAAGTTTTCTAGTGCCATAATTAACTCCTCGTTTAGTTAGTCTTTTTACAATACTCTCATTCTTACAATAAGTCAAGTAAAACTTTAATACCCTGTTCCATAAGTAAACTGGAACAAGATATGTCATGTTCCATAAGTAAACTGGAACAAGGTATGTCAAGTTAAGTATGTCAAGTTGTTCCAATTTCTGTTCCAATTCGTGTTCCTGTTCCACTTTACTTATGGAACAGAATCTGTGGATAACTGTGTGGATAACTTTTGGTCGAAAAAGCCCTAAGTTATTGTTTTTAGTTATTATTATATTATTTATTATTATTTATACTATTGCTTATATATTAAGCTGTTCCAATGTTCCAATGGTTTCAAATAGGACGCTACTATTTCAATCTATTGCTTACATTGCGAAAAAGGGACTCACGCTCTCTTTCGTTTTCAAATGTTCTAAAATCTTGCCCCCCTATGTAAAAACATTGGAACATTGGAACAAACCTTAAGAATCAAGCACTTAAGTATTCCAAAATTGGAACAGAAATTGGAACAAGAATTGGAACAGCGTTGGAACAGCATTTGAGCCGAAAGTCGCTTGCCTTTGATACCTGTTCCCCCCTAATAAAAAAAAGGAGGCTTACGCCCCCTCTCCTGTTAGATCAAGAGATCGCCTCTCGTCCGCGAACGAGCTGACCTCGAACTTTCCACCATTGCTGTCCCTGATCACAATGTGACGAACATAAAACCTATCGTCTGTGTCTGAACGCTTATGGCAATCGATTTCTTTGATCTCTATTTCTGTTACATTGTGTATGCTTAAATCCGCCATGTTGCTCTCCTTGTTGTGTTGAAAATATTAATATAACTTAGAACTTTACTTATTGTCAAATACCTGGTGGCATAGGGATAACATGGATTCCCGACGCCCTTTGATACCTGTTCCCTCCATAAAAAACCCCGCGATCTTCTGCGGGGTACGAGGGTAAACTCTAATGCGCCTTATAAGATACATTTTTAACTTCTGTATTCCAACAGTTCCGGCAGTCTCTACATTCGCCGTTTTGCGTATGCGAGGGGCATTCACTTTGAATTGGCGCAATGGTGTGTACTGTACTTGTTAAAATGTTTTTATGCCCTTGTAAGCTTTTTGGTAGATCCGCGGGCTTGTCTATATAGACGGCCGAAATTCTAATTATAAGATTATCCGGAAAAGCTTGTTGATGCTTTTCTAACCATGATTTAACTATGCGGGGTTCGTGTGTAGGTAACCAAAATTTAGTATTTGGCAAAGCGCGGGCAATTATAACGATTTTCTCTAGCATGGCAAGGCTTTGCAAATCGCCCGAACCGAACCACCGGAAAAACTTATCCGATCCTATTTGTTTAATCATTGCATCGACCCAATAAATACTATCCACGTTTTTTAAACGTTCCGCGTATCCCTTTGCATGATCATCTCTAAACATTAAATAATGGGCGTTCTTTGCATAGCATATTGAGCACGTCGACCCCTCTATGTCTGATAATAACCCGCCCGTTTTGCAATGCCACGCGCTAAGGTTGAAAGTTTTGCAAGGCATCTTTTTATTTTTTCTTAGTTCCCCGCCTATGATTTCAATTGCTTTTTTCTTAGTCTTAATAAATTCTATAGGTTGATACTCTATAGGATCTTTTTCTTTTGTTAACGTTTTCATAATATAACCCTCTTTATATTGTAAACTTTTATTATACTTGTATTTTAAAACGATGCAAGCGCTTCATCTAGGCGCGGTCTTTTGATACCTGTTACCTAGAATAAAAAAGCGGGGTTGCCCCCGCTCCCCTTAGTTAATCTAATAAAACCATATATTCTGCAGGAAAGAATTTCCTAAACCAATCAAGGCCTGCACGTACTCGATCATAGTCCTGCAACATTTCCGACCCCATAATGACGTCGTACATTGCTACCGCATCGGGCGGGAGTTCTGCTGACCCTCCACCGAATCGATTATGGACTACCTCGTTTTGAGTTCCGATTTCTATACCCTTAAATATATTAGGGATTGGGCGTTCTTTACTAAATGTATTAGTCATGATTAATATCTCCATGTGATGCAGGATGTATCAGCCCTGCTTCGATTAAGTTAACGGCCATACGACCGAATGACCCTTGCAATTGCCATGCAAGGCCGGTATCTACGAGCATCTGCCATGCATCTAGAGTTTCAGTTTCCGATGCATCCTGCAGTCCCTCGCAAATTTGAATAGCTGTAAATGTGTCCATAATTTTTACCTCTCGTATTAATGAATATATATTATCTTACTTTACTTATTACTTGTCAAACAGGCGCTTAGATGATGTCTTTTGATACCTGTTACCTATTATAAAAAAGAGGGCCGAAGCCCTCTACCCACTAGGAGTGCGAGTCCTCTCTGCTCTCGATATTGAGTTCGTTAAGATACCAAGTTGATTCGGTAACATCTACATCAACGTCGAGGCGATTGTTTCGATAAGCCGTATAGATTTCATTAGGCTGATGATCATTGATCTGACTGTCGATATCGCTGAGATGTTCTGCGGCAATATCTCGAACTGATTCCCCAAGCAAGGACTCATTGAAGTAGTGCATCTCATTATCGATGGCCTCTTCGATCTTGTCCTGCGCTTCGGGGGTATCTGATACTTGGTCGCGATCTACTACGACCTTAACTGTTACTATGTATTTCCGTTCTATTATGTTTGTCAGTTCTTGCATAGTGTTCTCCTAGTGGTTAGCAATTACCCAACAATATAGTAGGACAACTGCTGTCACTCCTACTGTTATTGAAAGATAAGGGTTGATAAATAATAGAAACCATTGTCCTATTAACATTGATAAGATTATAAAAAACCATACCATTTGATATTGTCTCACGTGTTTTAAAAGGGGACTTTCGTCCCCTAGTTCCTAGTTGGTTGAAGTCCCATGATGCGTGCAGGTATTACAAACTTACTGTTGCAGTCATCACAACACACGGCATTGTCTCGGTCGATGATCGGCCAAGGATGGTTGCCCCATTCTGTGAACTCATTGTCACAGATGTCACACACTTTCTTTTCGTTATCCATGAGTTTCCTCCTTAAGTTCTTGAAGAACTATGTCGCGTTGAGTTTGTAACTTAAGATGGATCTCTTTGAGTTGATCTAGATAGTCTACTTGGAAGCACCGCATAAACTCATTGAGTGCTTTAGCTTTTTTTCTAGTTCCATGGATCTCTCGTTTTACTAATCGGATAAGCGCAAACAACTCCACGTCATCCAACTTGTAATGTGGTTGGTTCATATACTACTCCTAGTTTGTTAATGAACGACAGCCCATAACTGCGACTGTAGGTATATTATACCATACTTTACTTATCCCACTGCCCCCCGACCCCCCAAATCTCAGTTGGGACTCCACACATATCCTTATACATT